AACAAGTCTTTTAATAATAATGGCGGAGTTACTAAATAATCAAATTTCAGAAACAATTTATTATTTTGATATACCACAGGATAAAATAAGTCACTCAGTGTCAATAACTTTAGCATAAGGAGGACATAAATATGAGTTTTAAAGAAAGTATAGCGTATAGTGATAATTTAATAACTGGAGAACATTTGGAAGTAATAAAAAGGAAACCGGTAACTCAAATTATAGGAACCACAACAATTGAGATATTTGATAGCAAAACGAATAAAAAAGTACATGAAGTCAAATCTGAAAATATTATTAATAATATAAATAATAAGTTTGCTTTTATGGATTTTTATTATGAAAGAATAAAGGGATCTATCTCATCAACTGTGTATAGTGCTCCTTTTGGGTATTTGCTTTTAACAAATTATAACGGACTTGAAGATGCTGATTTAATGGCTCATAGAGGGGCAATAGTTGGGTATGCTGAGAAGATAACACCATATGTAGGAGCAAGTATACAAAGAGGGACAATAAATTCTGTAGAAACTAAATTAGATACTGATGGAACAGGACTATTACATTTTGTTTTTGATTTCCCGACAAATGCTGCTAATGGAACTTTTCAAAGTGTGTGGTGGACAAAAAGAGAATACATTTCATTAGTATATAGTGAGTTAACTATAAGTGGTATAGGTGGAGCGAAACTTACTTTTAGTAGTAGTTATACTAAGGGTTATGTATTTCTTACAACAAATAATGGAAAAAAACTTATAGTAACATATAAAGATAATAGCACGTTGAGCAGTGGTCTTTGTTACGCTGTTGATTGCTTTATATTGAATGATGATTTTACTGTGGCAAGTCAGTTTATTCTTTCAAGTAAGATTTCAGGTTCTGTTTATAATCAATTCTGCGGAGTTGGTGTAGGTGATGATAGCTTAATTTTAGTAAATGGATATATATCCACTAATAATATAGCTATATTGAATCTAACAACAGGTGTAGTAACTTATCTTAGTTTAGCAACTCCTGATCAGCGTAATTTAGTACAAATGGTTGGAAGTAATTTATATTTGGTAAGAGAAAATATTATAAAAGTATATACGGTTAATGGAAGTACAGTAACTTTTGTGAAGGATATACCTTTTGCAAGTAATACTTCAAATTATATGTATTTTCAGGTTGTTGATGGGATACCACATTTCTGTGGAGCAGATGGTTATGGCTATAAGCTAGAAAATAATAATCTACAAATATCAAATTATTATTTGTGGAATGGAGAAAGCCGTTTGGATCAGAGTAATCCATATTCTTATATTTGGTCAGGCAAAGAGACTGGAATAACGTACTCTTCTGGAGAAATAAAAATGAGGAAATATGATCTTATTAATTATGTAGGTGCTCAAAATTTATTACCTGAGCCTATTACCAAAACACCTACAAATACAATGAAAATACAATATGACTTTCAGATACAAAAAGTTTTATAAGAATTAAGGGGGACAAAAAATATGAAAAATTTAATAACTATTCTTCAGACAATATTTGCTACAGCAGGTGGTTATGTTGGCTGGTTTTTAGGAGGAGTTGATGGCTTTATGTACGCATTAATCACCTTTGTTGTCATTGATTATTTAACAGGCCTTATGGTAGCAGTACTCGAGAAAAAGTTATCAAGTCAAATTGGTTTTAGAGGAATTTTCAAAAAGGTATTAATTTTTGCTTTTGTCGGTATAGGAAATATTATAGATGTCTATATCATTAAAAACGGTAGTGCAATTCGTACTGCTGTTATTTTTTTCTACATTTCCAACGAGGGAATAAGCATTATAGAAAATGCTACTAAGATAGGGTTACCAATCCCACAGAAACTAAAGGATATTTTAGAACAGATAAATAAAGAGGAGGGTAAAGGTAATGAGTAGAATATGTTTTGATTATGGTCATGGAGGAAATGATCCTGGTGCTTGCTACAATGGAAGAAGAGAATGTGACGATGTATTAAGTTTAGGTAAGGCAGTTGCATCAGAGGTTAGGAGACATGGAATTACTGTTGATGAAACAAGAACTAATGATATAGCAGTAGATCTTGATGATAGAAGTGGATTTGAAAATGCAAACAGCTATGATTATTTTATATCTTTTCATAGAAATGCGTATCAGCCAGAAAGAGCTATGGGGGCTGAAACCTATACTTACACGAGTCCCGGTGAACAAGCAAAACTGTTAGCACATAGAATTCAAAGTGCTCTTGTAGAGATAGGATTTGTAAATAGAGGAGTAAAGGCTGCTAATTACCATGTATTAAGAGAAACCAAAGCTCCAGCAATTCTAGTTGAGATTGGATTTATTGATAACAGTGGAGATAACAATTTATTTGATGTAAAAAGAAATGAAATTATAAAAGTATTGGTAAAAGCTATTTTAGCACAAGTTGGTGTTAGTTATTCTGAACCATCAGTATCTACTAATCAGTCTCAAGATGGACAAACTCTTTTTAGAGTAATGGCAGGATCTTATGCTGTACGAGAAAATGCTGAAAAACAAGTTGAAAGACTAAAGTCAGCAGGATTTGATGCAACAATTATGATATTTAATAAGTAGTAAAGTATTTAGAGAGTCTATTCCATATTTAATGTTAATAATTAATTTGATTTTATTTATTAACATGATGAATCACTGGAAAGGCTCTTTTTTTTATTTCTTTTTATGGAGGTAGAGTAAATGGTGGAAAGTCAGAAAGAAGAAATTAAGATCATGCGTAATAATGGGAAGAGTTATTCTAGGATTGCATTAGCCCTTGGAATATCTGAAAATACAGTGAAGTCTTATTGTAGACGTAATAAATTAGGGATTAATAAAAGAATAAAAATAAAGATAGAGAAGGAAACATGCACCACATGTAAGCATTGTGGAAAATCTTTAATACAGGGGACAAAAGGACAAGCTAAGAAATTCTGTAGTGAGAATTGTCGACGTTTGTGGTGGAAAGCAAATGAGAGTGAATATGATAAAAAAGCTTATTATAGCTTAATCTGTGTGGGATGTGGAAAGAAATTTCAAAGCTATGGCAATAAGAATCGCAAGTTCTGTAGTCATTCCTGCTATATAAATTATCGTTTTAGGAAAGAGAGGGATTTAAATAACACAGGGGCAATTTGAACGTGAAAAGAATTATAGGGTATCCATCGCTATAACAAAAATTATGCTTGAGAAGAAACTAATAAACGACAAGGAATATAGGGAGATTGACACAATGTTAATTGCACGATATAAGCCTGTTTTCGGTGGTTTATAGTGCCTATTTTATACTTGATATGTATCAAGATCAGAGTTAACATTGGTAGCTGAAGGGAGTGATATTATGCCAAGGAAGATAAGGAAAATAGAGCCTTTAGTACAGAATATACCTACTAAAAAACGAGTAGCTGCTTATGCTAGAGTATCAAGTGGTAAGGATGCAATGCTTCATTCGCTTTCAGCACAGGTTAGTTATTATAGTAAATTTATACAAAGCCATAGTGGCTGGGAGTATATGGGAGTTTATGCTGATGAGGCAATTACAGGTACAAAAGAAATTAGAGAGGAGTTCCAAAGACTAATAAATGATTGTAGGAATGGTAAAATAGATATGATTATTACAAAATCTATTTCTCGGCTAGCAAGAAATACTTTAATTATGTTGGAAGTGGTACGAGAGCTAAAGAGTTTAAATGTTGATGTCTATTTTGAAAAAGAGAATATACACAGTCTAAGCGGGGATGGTGAGCTAATGCTTACTATCCTCGCTTCTTTTGCGCAGGAGGAAAGTCGCTCTGTTAGTGAAAATTGCAAATGGCGTATTAGGAAAGGCTTTGCTGATGGAGAACTTATAAACCTGAGATTTATTTATGGATACGAAATTAAAAAAGGGAAGATTGAAATTAATACTAAAGAGGCAGAAATTGTTAGTATGATTTTTGAAGATTATATAGAGGGAATGGGATGTACTAAAATTTCTAATAAACTTCGTGAGATGGGAGTTAAGAAGCTACGGGGTGGGATTTGGAACTCAGAGAGAGTTGCAGATATTATAAAAAATGAAAAATATGCAGGTAATGCTTTGCTTCAGAAAAAGTATGTAAAAGATCATTTGACTAAAGCACTAGTTGTTAATAAAGGCTGTCTTACTAAGTATTATGCAGAAGGTACACATCCGCCAATTGTTGATTTAGAGACCTTTCAAAAAGCACAAGAAATATTATCAAGGAATAGAGAGCGGTACTCAGGTTCAAAAGAAAGAAGAAAATACCCTTTCACAAGCAAAATAGTATGTGGTATATGTGGAAAAAACTATAGACATAAGAATAAGCAAGGGCAGATTTCTTGGGATTGTCCCACATACTCAAAATATGGAAAGGCTAGTTGCCCTTCTAAGAAAATACCTGAGGATATTTTATATATGCTAACTAATGAGGTTTTGGGTCTTTCAAAGTTTGATGAAGAGTATTTTGCAGAGAAGATAAAGGAAATACAAGTGGCAACATCTAATCTTATAATATTTGTTTTTCATGATGGTTCTATAGTTAAAAAAGAATGGAGCTATAAATTACGAAATCAAGGTTTGTAAAGATAAAGAGGAGGCGGTTGAGTTGTCAACAGCAAGAGCAGTAACAGTAATACAACCAACAACGGGAAGGTTTGCACCAGTAATTACAACAGCGGCAACAATGAAAAGGGTGGCCGCATATGCAAGGGTTTCTACAGAAAATGAAGAACAGATTCAAAGTTTTGATGCTCAAATGGATTATTATACAAGAAAGATTAAAGCTAATAATGCTTGGACTTTTATTGAAGTCTATACAGATGAAGGGATTTCAGCAACAAATACAAAAAAGCGTGAGGGCTTTAAAAGAATGATTAAAGATGCATTAGAGGGAAAGGTAGATCTTATATTAACCAAATCAGTAAGCCGTTTCGCAAGGAATACTGTGGATACCCTTATTACTGTTAGGAAGCTTAAAGAAAAAGGTGTTGAGATATATTTTGAAAAAGAAAATATTTATACTATGGATAGTAAGGGAGAATTATTAATAACAATTATGTCGAGTTTAGCTCAGGAAGAAAGTAGGTCAATAAGTGAGAATGTTACATGGGGTCAGAGAAAGAGGTTTGCAGATGGAAAAGTAAGTCTACCGTATAAACACTTTCTTGGATATGAAAAAGGAGAAAATGATTTACCTAAAATTGTTGAGAAGGAGGCTGTCGTTGTAAGGTTAATTTATAAATTGTTCCTTGAGGGGAAAACAGCGTCATGGATAGCAAAGAATTTAACGGCAAATAAAATTCCAACTCCATCAGGTAAGGAAGTTTGGCAACGAAGTACAGTGCTTAGTATTCTTAAAAATGAAAAGTATAAAGGGGATGCTATGCTTCAAAAGAGTTTTACGGTGGACTTTCTTACCAAGAAAAAGAAGATTAATGAGGGAGAAATTCCACAGTATTACGTTGAAAACAGTCACCCTGCAATAATTACTCCTGAGGTGTTTGACTTGGTCCAATATGAGATAAAGAAACAAAAGGGCACTAAGGGTTATAAAACCAGTGGAGGTTGCTTTTCGGGGAAAATAGTTTGTGGTAAGTGTGGTAGCTTTTATGGGAGCAAGGTTTGGCATTCTACAAGTAAGTATCGCAGAGTTATATGGCAATGCAATTCAAAATTTAAAAATGATGAGAAGTGTAATACTCCACATCTTTACGAGGATAAAATAAAAGAGGC